ATTTTGTAACTGGGGTACAGCTACTGGGAGATTATCTAGTAGAGAGCCTAACCTACAAAACATACCAAGAAATCATTTTAAGTTGATTGAAAAACAGCTAACAGAAGATGATAAGCTAGACATAAAAGGTAAGATATCAGCTATGGTTGCCCAAAAGGGAATTACCATAGATAATGAATTATCTGATGATGTTCTTTCTACATGGTCATTTATAGGAGACGAATCATATGATGATAGTGATAAAGACCAAATAGCTATACGTAGATTATTTATACCTAGGACTAATTACTCACTAGTAGGTTTTGACTACAGTCAGATGGAAGTTCGAGTATTTATGTCTTATTTCCGGAATCCAGAGATTGATGCCATACTAAATAAAGAAGATGTTGATTTCCACAGTGAGGCTGCTAAACTTGCATTCAAGATAGACGAGGACCACGATAGATTCAAAGAATATCGTCAATACGCTAAAGCTATAACCTTTGGTACTATTTATGGTATTGGTAATAAAAAGTTAGCACAACAGCTAAATACCACCCCACAAGAAGCTGGTAAATTTAAGAGGCAGTATTTTGAGGGCATGAAAGGGTCAAAAGGTTTCTTTGATGCAGTTGTGGCAAAGGTTGAGAGAGTTGGTAAGATTCGTAATAAGTATGGCAGAGTTTACCAAATAAACCCTCAATTTGCTTATAAAGGTGTGAATTATCTCGTACAGGGTACAAGTGCAGACCTTTTGAGTGAGCGTATGTTAGAAGTAGCAAAATATTTAGAGGACAAGAAAAGTAATATTCTCTTACAAGTTCACGATGAAATTATATGTGAGATTCACGACTCTGAATTAGAGACAGTACCTTACACTGTGAGAGATTTGTTAGAGATAAATACTTTAGATATACCCTTGAAAGTAGACATGGAATTATGTTCACCTTCGTGGGCGAATAAAAAAGAATTGACAAAACCTACTTTAGGCGATTTTATTGATTGGAGTGAAGTACCAATGACTGATTCTGAAGGAGTAGAGTGGTCTTGAAACTAAGAGACGAAACTGATAGAATAAATATACGATGAGTAAATACAACGAAGAAGAAATATTAAAAGAAATAACAGAGTATGTAAACAATACATATGACCAGCACTACAGTGAGGGTGAGGTACAGACCTTAGACTTTATAGAAGCCTGTGGTGATGCTAAAGCATTCTGCAGGGGGAACATTCTAAAGTATGCCTCAAGATATGATAAGAAGGGTACTCCTCGTAAAGATATACTAAAAATAATACACTATGCAATGTTACTATTGCATTTTAATGATAAAAGAGTTGAAAATGATAATTAAAGAACCTTTGTGGGAAGACATTATTGATTGGGGGATTATTGAGTATGACCAAACACAATATGATGATTTACGACAGCATGAACGTTTGATTCATCAAATAAGCTCAACTAATACTGCTATTATATTTTCTATGGGGACTGGGGGTATGGGTTTACAAGTAACTGGGACTCCACATGTTGACCCTTTTTATGTTAGTGAAAGAAAGACTGATACTGGTGAATGTTCAGACGGTCCAAGGGATGCCCCACTGTTCAAGGATATTAAAAACTTAGGGGACAATCAGATAGTGCTTTCAGATATAAAAAATATTTTTGATGGGATTCCATCTAGATTTCAGACAGACCCCCTCCTCGACCCAGACCCGGAAATTCTTGAATTAATAATAAATATATCTAAAAAATATACTGACCCTTCATCGGCAGAATATACTTTTACATATGCATACGGAATGGGTATTTCAGAAGAAAACAAATATTATTATCATGGCCTAGAATACTGTGGGGTCGAAAATTGTAATGGGTTCGGATGTTTATACCCTAAAAACAAGAAGTTAGCGGGGAAATACTTAAAACTTGCAGCTCTTAGCAGAATGTTAGAGAATGGTGAATCTCCTGCATCTGTGGCAAAATGTTATAAAGGTGAGGGTGGGGCACTACAAGCTCTCCATGATTGTGTAGGATTTGGTATAGAACTTACTGGCCGGGCTGAAGAATATTATAACAATAATAAACACAAATTAGAAGGAGGCAAATAATGCCAAAAGTTAGTGCACATTTAGGATTTACATTTAGAGTGGGTCCATTAGAACAAAACCAATACGGTAGGGTTGACTTGACCGTTGACCAAATAGATACCGAACTTCCTATAGAACCACAGCTAGAAGAATCTAAAAAAGTAGCTGATGTTGTGTGGGAATTTATAAAAGGAAAGGTAGATACTCAAATAGAGGACATGTTAGATGGCTCCGAATAAAAATGAAGTTGTTAGCATGAGTGTCCTTGAAGCACTTTTAGCAGAAAAAGAAAGACAGTCAGGTGTTTATGGTGAACAGAACCACGATGATTCTTGGTGGAGTCTAATAACAACTGATAAAAATGGGGACGTAGCAAAAGAAATTTTCAATCGAAATGACACTAAACTATTTATTGAGTTAGTAGAAGTAGCTGCCACATACTTATCATGGGCAGAATCAGTGCGTAGGAGGCACAAATAATGGACAAAGACGCAGATAGTGCAATACAAAAACTGTTAAATAACAAAAATTTAGATTTAACTTTAGGTGAGGATACAGCACCTGTAGAAAGAATACAATTAGGATTACCAGAGTTAGACAAATTATTAGGTGGTGGACTTCCTAGGAATCGTTTTACCTTAATATATGGTCCACCTAATGTAGGTAAATCGTATCTATCATCGTTAGTTGTTTCAAAAGCCCAACAAAGTGGTGGGTCAGCTATGTGGGTAGATACTGAGAGGTCTTATGATAAAGACTGGATGGCTAAGTGTGGTGTAGACCAGTCAAACATAATAGTCTCCCAACCATCTCATGGAGAAGAAGCTATGTCATACGTCAGAGAAGGTTTAGACGCTGGTGTAGATGTAGTCGTATTAGATAGTATTGCTGGGTTAGTTCCATCAGACATTACTGAAAATGTTGAAAAGGGTGACTTTGGGTATGGGCCCATGGCTTGGCAAGGTCGTTTTGTAAACAGTGCTTTTCCAAAGTTATTTCCATATCTAAAAAATGGTTCAGTGTTTATTGCTATTAATCAGATGAGACAGGGTCTTGGCAGAGTTACAACTAATACTTGGCCCGGTGGGCAAGGACAGACTTTTTATGCTCATGCTATGTTAGAAGTTAGAAGAGACGGGTGGATAAAAGAAAAAGTAAATGGTAATGAAGAAACTGTAGGGTTTGATATGCAAGTAAGAATGCATAAATCTAAAATAGGTGGAGAAAATTGGAGAGCAGTCAAAGTCCCATTTAGAGGAGATGGTGGTATAGATGTAATTGAAACCTTTATGCGTGATGGTGTGGGCAGAAATGTTATACATCAAGCTGGAGCATGGTACACATATAAAGACACGAAGGTTCAAGGATTAAATGGTTTGAAAACTTTTTTTATTGAAAACCCTGACCAGTTTGAGGAATTACAAAATGAACTTTCTTCCTAAAGAATATACTAAACAAGAAAATATTATCGCTGAGTGTTTAGATGACTTTGGTATGAGATATTCTCAACAAGTAAGTTTTCCTCCATACACAGTCGACTTTTACGTATCTGAAATTCAAAGAGTAATTGAAGCTGATGGTATACATGGGCACTTGGCAAAAAGGGACGCTAAGAGAGATGCCGACTTAAAAGAGTATCATGAAATAGAAGATATTATTCACATAAAAGAAATAACTAAAAAAGATATAAAGGAGAAGCTATGGCTGGAATTGAACAAATTAAGCCAATAAAAATACAAGAAAATGTTTCTCTTAAAGATGCATGGCTTTCTGATATAATTGATGAACATTTAGAAGGGACTATGTTTGCTCCTAGAAGTGGGGTATTTCACCCGTCAGTAATAAGTAACCCATGTGATAGGTATGTGTGGTTATGTTATCACGGTAAAATGGTAGACCAACCACTTCCAGCTAATTTACAAAGAATTTTTCAAAATGGTGGTTTTTTAGAAGACCGGGTTGGACAGTGGCTTACTGACTTAAATATTTTAATAGATAGAGAGGTATCAGTAAAACAAGAAATACCTCCTATTTCAGGAAGAATTGACTTTTTAATCAATCATTATAAATATGGTACTCATCCGATTGAGTTGAAATCTATAAATACGGCAGGCTTTACTAAATTAAAAAAACCAAAACCTGAACACGAAATACAACTTCAAATGTATTTGAACATGGGCGACTATGACCAAGGTACTGTGTTATATGAAAATAAAAATGACCAGAAGATAAAAACGTTTTTGTTAGAGAGAGACTCTAATCAGTGGGGAGATATTTTAAATCGTTGTTTTACAATTCAAGAAATGCTTATACCACCAGATAAATGTTCTGGGGCTACTTGGTGTAATTGTCGTAAAGTAGAGGGGTATTAAAATGGAAGAATGGACTCCTATGAAAGCGTTAGGGAAAGCCCAAAGAGAGTTAGATGCACTAGGTCTACCTCCTTTATCAGTAGACCTAAAAGATAATGAAGCATTAGAGTTTTCAAAATTAAACACTTATGATAATAAAATGCTTGCTGATTTATTAGCTATGTATGGTGGGTTTAAAGCTTATTTAGAAACTAAGATTGGTGATATTGAATCTAAAGTAGGAGCTTTGAATGCAGCTTTTGATGAAGGTTATAGTACAGCTTTATATAGGATTGTAAAAACTTACGAAGAACGAGACCTAAAAAAACCTACAAGAGATGAGCTGAAAGGTGAAATTATGGATACATATGAAAACCTAAGAGAGTTGAAAAGAGACATAATTGAACAGGAAGCCGCACAAAAGAAAATTCAAGGACTATTAAATACTTATACAACTGCATATCAAACAGTTAGTAGGGTAGTCACTCTTAGAACAAATGGGGAAAGACTATGATATATTTAGGATTAGATACTTCTAGTAAAGCAATTCATGCTGCAGCTGTAAATCCTGACGAAGAATTAGTTGCTTTATATAAATGGAGTTGTGACACCAAAAAAACATTCCCAGAAAGGTTCCCCGAGTTGATAAAGAATTTTTCTGATGAATTAAGTACAATAAATAGAATAGATTTTGCAACTATCGAAGCTTCAATATTTGCTCAAAACAGAAGTGTTGTTGGCACACTTGCCAGTGTTGTCGGAGCCGTGTGGGCTATTCTTGTATTACAAGGTATACCAACTGTACGTGTAGATAATAATACTTGGAAGAAAGACGTAGTGGGCA